GTGAAAGCCACGTTTGACGCAGCCGTCGTCCAGCCAGCGTTCGGATAGCCGTCGTTGGTTGAAGACATCGTCGGAGCGGTTTCACCGTTGGTGACGACGTTCGTGCGTATCCAAGCTGGGAAGCCAGCAAGTTTACGCGCCGTTGAGTTGTTACCAACAACCGCAGGCTGGTTCGCCAACAGGATTGTCTCCATGTCGCGCTTCAACTCGCGGCCTCTTTTAGCCAAAAGATAACTCTCAAGTGTCTTCATACCTGCCGTGTCTACAGCGCCAGACGTGCCAGACACGTTGATTGTCTTGGTCGAGATCTGGGTGTAGTTGCCCACGCGGTTTGTAGCGACAAACGCCGTGTCTGAAGCGTCCGCGCCTTCGATTGCGGCGTTGGTCACGTCCGCAGCGGCAAGGATGTCTGTCTGCCACTCATGGTAAGTGTTTTCTACGCTTTCACGTCCAATGTTGGACATAAATGGCGTTGATGTGGGGCTGATATTATAAATAATATCAGTAAGATCCTCACGGACGGCTTTGTAGTTGTCATATCGGGTTACTGTAGACATTGTCTTGTCCTATTACCTACAGAAGAGAACGAATAGCCGCAGCGGCATCGTCTATGCGGCCAGTTTGAGCGAGACGTTTCCGGGCTTCTTGGCTCTGTCTAGCGCCGCGCGCGGCAGGTGCGACGACCGCTGTCGTTGGACGGATGGCTTTTTCGAGAGGCACGTCGGGCTTTGGTCTACGAGCGACTAGCTCGTCGTAACGCATTGCCTTCCAGAGCGAGGCGACTGCGCGGGGATCGTAGGCTTGGTCGATTTCACCATCGGAATAACCAAGCTTTTTCGCGTATTCCCGCAACTTTGGCCTATCACGCTCATAAGCCTTTTCGTCTTTCCATGCCGGTATCAGTTCTGGGAGTTTCTTACGGGCTTCAGCCACAGAGGCTTGGACCTGCTTGATTTGCTCCTCAGTCTGCTGCGTCTGGACACGCTGCAATTCAGAAAACGCAGCATTCAAACGCCCAACTGCTTCCTCGTATTTGTCTTTTTCCAAGACATACGCGAGTGGGTCTGTCTCACGCAGGGCAGGATCTGGAGCTTTAGGCAGACTTGCTTGTAGCTGTTGCGCCAAAGCCGGGAGAAGTTGCGCATATTGCGCCCTTTCTTCCTTCACCTGCTCTGCTTCCGCATGAAAGGCTTTTCTTTCATGGGCCAGAGCTTCAGTTTTCCGGGTGTAGTCCGCCGTCCTAGAATAGCCTTTGAGCAATTCGTCTAGCGGGACTTGCATTTCCTTGCCGTCAACTTTGACGGTGTAGACTTTGTCCGCGTCGTCTTGCTCCGCAGCATCCTCGTCGGGTGCGTCGGTGGAGCTTTCAGCCTCGTCGCCTTCGGGAGCCTCTTCGGCTTCGTTTGACGCCGTCTCTTCGGCTTCAGTCTCCGCGCCCTCGTCTGTTTCAGCCTGCGCCTCAACTTCCGGGGGAGTTTCTACTGTCTCGCTTCGGGACCGTTTCTTCTGGTTGTCGCCCTCTTCGGCGGTCAGAAAACGCTCAAACCTAGCGGCAGCTTCATCGACGCTGCCGGACCCTTGGGGGCTTGTCGGCGCAGTCGCTGTATCGTCTGTCATGTTAGTCCTTCCTTATTCAAGACACAAGATCAAAAAATTACTTAAAGCCGACGATCCCCTTGGCCGTTGTCCCGGTCGCCATGACCTTGCAAACCCGCAAAGGTATGAGCGTCCCCGTTGGGACATTTTCTAGGATCACGCTTTGACCGCCCTCTGCGCATAGAGCGACGTCACCCTCCTGTCCGATATACAAAGTCATAAAGCTCACGCCTTTGTCGTCGGACGGCGTCACAGGAAATGCGCTATCTGGGATACAGGACACGTCAGTCATTCCGATTTGCTTTCGCGGCTTTTTCGTTGCGTTCAAAACGCGCTTTTTGCAGTTTCATGTTTTCGATGAGAGCATTGCATCTGTCTCGAAACATGCGCGCGCCACGAACACGGTTAAAAGCGTCTTCTCTTTCTTCGGGCGTTTTAAAAGTCCCCGCCGCCCACGCGTCGATAAGTTGCTTTTCAAGTTCAAGCATGACGCGGGCATAGGCGTCAGAAGACAAAATATATTCTGCCTCGCCGCCTAAACGGATAACTTCATCGGCAGTCTGGGTGTTCATTTACGCTCCTTGGGCAAGTGGGTTCTGTGTTGCTTTTGCAACAGGCGACGGCGTTGACGGGGCGGATGGCGCAGCTTGCGGTCCCGGTTGATTTGCAGACACGCCAATGCTGGTAAGCACTTGCGCAGCGGTTTGCTTTTCACGGTCAATTAATGTCTGCGCAATGTTTTGAATGTCTGGACGCGGACGGTTGATAAAGTTGAGAATACCGGCCGTGTCTATTGGCGCACCGTATTTGCCAGACATGTCTGCCGTTCTGATAATGACGTCTGCGTCCAGTTGATCGCGTTTAAAGTCTTGCTCTAGCTGCAACTGCGCGCGGGCCACGGCTTGGCTTTGGAGCTTGGCGAAGGTGTCGCTTTGGGCTTTGGCGAGTTCGACTTTGGCGAGGAGGACATTGGGGTCGATTTGCTGGGCTTTTTGCTGGGCTTCGGCTTGCGCAAGTTGTTGCTCCATTTCTGGGGTTATTGGAGTAAAGAAACTATCGGGGTTTTTGTATCCAGCCTTGCGAACAAGTTGGCTCAACGTCTGTTGATACTGACTAAGTTTCACAAGTGGATTGTTCATGCCCATAAGCTGCAAGATCTGCTCTTGCTTTTGAGCAATTTGACCAAGGAAATTCATTTGCTCTGCATCATCGCCGCGTCCTAACGCGACAGAGACAGAGCAATCCATATCCTCATCCCACGTTGTCGGATCAACAGGCGTCCATTGTCCGCGTAGTCTTACTAACAACGGTTTATCTTGATGACGGCAAATTAATCTAAGAAGTCCAGAGAATAATTGCTTGCATCCTGTCTCAGCAAAGATGCGCGCAATGATTTCAATTCGTTCCTGTGCAGCAGATATTTGCGCCGTGACCGCAGCTTTTGTTGTGCTTTGTAGCAGATCAGCATCAAGACCTTGACTTGCCGGGGTGACGCCAGTCCTCTGTGCTTTAATCTCATCCATATATTCCAAGATTGGCATTGCGGCTTGGCCGACAAATGGCGTGGATAAATCCTGCACAGCGCCGATTTGGCGCATACGAATAATCGCGCCTACTTCTTTGTTGAGGACGTCATCCATATTGACTTGTCCTTCAACAACTGCGGTTCGCGGAAATATGGATTGCGCAAGACTGTCCATCGTGGCGCGCATGACGTGGGACTTGATACGCTGCAAGTCCATCGTGCTATCTGCAACCGAATGTCCAAAGATTGTGTGGGGTTCGGGGTCTGGGCAGAACAATGCAAATGGCGCATGATCGACGACCTCATGTTTTAAAACATAACAGCCCGCACCGATTGCATGAATGCAACGCAACTCAGCGATGCCGTCGCCGTCTGCGTCAATGCGCATATAAATCTTCATATATTTAACGCGCATCATTGATGGATCTGGCGGATAGTTTGGCCAACCAAAACCGGGATTGCGTTCTACTTCTTCAAAGTTCCAATACCAATTCTCATCCTGTCCAGGTGCGCCATGTTCGCGGACTTCATCTTCGTCAAAACCCATTTGCACAAGTTCTGATACCGTGACCATATCGCGCATACCAACAAGATCGAAAAACTTGTCAGTGTCTCGCGCGCGACGATCAATAATAAAACACTCAGGAGGCAAAGCGCGAACGCGATATTTTCTTTCTTGATCGACTAAACGCACTTGGCATTTATACGTCTGCACATTCGGCGGAATAACTTGTTCGGGTTCTATAGAAACAAATTGCGCATTAGGATTATTTTGCTGAAACATTAAAACGTCTTCTTCGGTCAACCCCGAAAACTTACGTTCAATGACACGATCTTCGCTTTCAGCCCACCACGTTACAACGCCAAGTTTTTTTAATAGAGCATCTTTGAACGACGAATAAAGAATATTAAAACCGGGGTTCATATCTTGAAAAATAAAATTAATCGCGTCGCTTGCTTGCTCGGCATATGGAATTGCTTGCGCTGTTCGCGGCATGTATTCAACAATCTTGTCGCCGCTTGTGAAGATACGCATAAGAGACGGAAGAATAGATTGAATTGTGTCTCTTACTTCCGTCAGAACAATTTGTGATCGTCCGTCTTCTTCATCACCAAACGGCGCACCTTTGTAATACTCCGCCGCGTCAATGCGCGCTGGCGCGACGTAAGTATCGACATATAATTCTGCTTGTTGAAAGGCTTGGTGGACGCGGGATTGAAACTCAACAGGATCAAGAGGACGAAACTCCGTTCGATTAGGCGCAGGAGATGAAATGTCAGAACTATCAACTTCCGCGCTCGTTTGAACATAGTCTGTATTTGTGTCATCGAGGTTTCCGCCCTGCCCGGAGTTGCGAAGGCTATCGACATATTTAGGACGCATACGGCGGTCCTCATCAGCATCATCCAAAGCAATGGACGATCCCGGCTGCATGGCGCGCGAGGAATTATCAATTCCTTCAACGGGACTGCGGTTCTTTCTACGGCGAGCCATGAGGTCTTATCCTTTTCAACAAATAGAAATTCGACGTTGGAGAGGTTTGCCGGGAACCCATGACGCCATGCGACCCCCGACCATCGCGCCACGTCCGGCAAATGTAAGTGCTAAAGCATCTGCAAAGTCTGGTGAGCGACGAAGACGTTTCTTCATATCCCCCTTACTCTCGACTTGCAGTTTTCCGCTTGAGGTGAAGCTATATTTTGGCGTGACTAAATCGGCCCGCAAACTCTCTTCGTTTGGGAGCCGACATGCGCGCTGGGCGAGAAAATCTCGCACCGAAATCCAGAGTTCGTCTCGTAAACGATTGGCTTTTGGATTGAGTGCGGAAACTTCTGATACATTGACATCTCTGACAGGTAAGCCAAGCTCTCTAAGCCTGTCAGCCAAACCAGCGCCAAGGCCAATGCTATCAACATTAATCTCTTCTGGTTTGAGTTGTTCGGCTTCATTGACTATGGCTCCGCATAGCGACATGAGGTCAAGTCCGCGCCACGATCTAAAGTGCATGACGACATTACCTTGGCGGACACAAAGGACAGCGGCATCGTCGCCAAAACGTGCGGGGTCAACGCCGAAAAGGATTGGTTCACTTGTATCGTGGTGAATGTCGCGTCGCATGGCGGCGTCAACAAGTTCGGCTGGGATAAGGGTATCATCATCAGCAAGAGGAAATTCACCCAGAACACGCACACGAAAAGCGTTCGAGAGTTCGCCATAAGTATCCTTAATCTGCTTGACGAAATCCTCTGTGACGCGTGGGGATGTGACGCAAGAGACGTGCATCGTCTTCCATTCCGTCGCCAGTTCATGGTGCGTCTTGTAAAATAAACCAGAAGATCGCGTTGGGTTTCCGATTAGAACCGTCGTCGCGTTGTGGCCGGACATAGATCCCGCCGCGCTCTCAAAGACAGCTTCCTCGACAGCACTGGCCTCGTCCACGATAAGCAGCACGTTATCGCTGTGGACACCGGCCAGTGCTTCGGGCTTCTCCTTGCTAGATGTTCGTGCTGAAACAAAGCTAGCTTCGGGTGAAGATTTGAGAACTATTCTGTCTGAGGTAATCTCAAATAACTGCCGCATGTATGCAGGCAATTTGTTGATCCAGAACTTTATCTCCGCAAACAGCGCATCATAAAGTTGCGGCGCAGTTGGCGCTGTGCAAACAACTTTTTGCGGATATCGCGTGATAAGATGCCAGATCACAGCCCACGCGCAAGCCGTGGACTTGCCCACGCCATGCCCTGCCCTGACTGAAATTCTTCTCGCGCCCGATTGAATGTACGCCAGAAATTCTTCTTGCCAAGGATCGGGCTGCGCACCGAAGACATTCTTGACAAGATCCGCGGGGTTGTCGCGGTAGCGCAATACAAAATCGAGAAAAGGATTATCTTCCTTTTTTGATTGCGCTGTCGATTGCGTCGGCTGCGAGGGCGCAGACGCAGACGCAGCAGTAGAGGACGAAGACGAACGCGCCTGCAAAGGTGACTGTCGCGGCTGCTGCGGCGATGGCGATGACGTCGCAGCAGGTTCTTGCAATGTCAGCGGCGCGCATGGCGGTTCACTCCTGTTTACATTCTCTGGCAAACCACCAAAAAAATTTTCAAAAATGGATGTGAATTGCTCTGATGGGGGTGTGGGGGTTGTCTTGAGTTGGCTTGTTGTAATTGGAGAATTTTTTGGGCTGATTTGGACATGAGGGTTGCCGTCAGCAGCCG